AGGCCATCTTCTCTTTGTTCCAGCCCTTCTTCTTAGTGCCAGACATAGAAAATGGTGGGCATGGTGGAGAACCATCAAGGATATCCAGTTCTCCTACCTTGAGTCCTGTCATCTCCATAATCTGCTTACCAGTAACATTCTTGATATCACCACAGATATGAGGAGTACCTGGCCAGTTTGCAAGATAGGTATTTACTGCGACTTGTTGAAACTCATTCACAAATTTACAATCACCCCCTGCCAATTTGTAACCAGCAGATGAACCGCCACCACCCGCAAAGAATGAAATATAAGTAAATCTTTTACGAGCTGCACTTTTTTCTAGATCATCTAGCGTGTATCTATTATATCTCATCCAAAAAAATCCTCTAAACTACCTTGTGTTCCATAACTATCGTCAATCAACCAATTCATCTTCTCTGTGATAAACCGAATCGGTTCAACAAATGCCTTAGTGAATTGTACATCATAGTCTATTCTTTCCTTAATGTCAAGTTCCTTTGGAAAAGAAGTTATAAAAGAGAATGAGCTAGACTGATATATGTTTGGTTGTTTTAGATTTACGAACCGCACCTTGTCTCCTTCTTGAATAAAGGGAAATTTACCTGACAGCTTATTCTTCTTAATCAGATGATTGTACAATATCGCACCCTTGACATGCATTGGCGCACCTTTACGAAATAAACTTGAATCTCCGGTAAACTTCTTTACACCATTACAACTACGTGGAAATGCAATCTCTTCTGGTGATAACATCATAAACTCTTCTCTAAACTCCTGTATAAAGGTATTTAGCATCTTCTCATCACCGTTTATTATGATCTTGAGTGCCTCTTTAATCTTCTCTCTACATGGTGCTGGTGTTGATGATTTAACTGCCTCAATACCCATGATCTTGAGTTTAGGTTCTTTGTACCTCACACCCTCACTATCGTGTACGTTAAGAATATACCTTTTCTTAGCAGTCCAGATACCCTTGTCAGCAATGACCTCACGGGCCATAATCATCTTTTGTTCATATGCCCCAACCGTATCAGCAAGGTTCTCGTAAGATCGATTAATAAATGGTTCAATTTTATCAGTGGCAATTTTATCCAGAAAATTGACGATGGACTCTGTAGATGGATTTCTATCTTTAAAAGATTTAGATACAAGTGTATCAAAGGTGATGTACACACTGTCTGTATCACTCGCAATAACATAATCTTCTTTCTCAGTTCCAATAATCTTGTTGAGATAAATGTTAAGAGCCTTTTCAATCCATCGTATAGATAACTGACCACTTGAAGTAATTGCCGTAGCAACCATAAGATCAAAATACCGAAACCAATTATTCCCAATAGCACCATACGCACTATTAAGGGATATTTTCTTTGCCATCTGGATGTTGTTGTATCGAGCAATATCCTTGAGGAGACTTGGTTTTTTAGTGTCCTCATATTCTTGTTCAGCCTGAAGCATAAGTTTTTTATATTTAACACGATCATTATACATACTCTCCATGATCTCAGGAAGGAATCCTCTTTTATCTTTTTTGAAAAATGCACCGTTTGGAGTCATACAATAATCGGTATCATTCCTAACTTCACCATCTAGAATCTTATCAACTAGACCTTTTGCTTGTTTACAATTAGGAACTAGAGTTTCTGGTGATATATTATATTGCATTATCAGGTGAGGATACAACGAATTTAGATCAAAAGACATCACCCATTTATGCATACCCACTTGAGGGTCTTTTACATAAGCACCTTCAAACTGATCTGATTTAGCAGTATTCTTTTTTTGTGGTATAACTATGTTCTTATCTCTTAGATAATTATATATAAGAACATCCCAATAACGAACAGAGCCTAGAACATCTGTGAAGTTGACCTTACCATCATATGCCATAGTTAGACATAGTTCAATAAGTTTCATCTTATCTTCAAGCTTATCAACAATCTCAACATCTTGAATGTTGTATTCAATAAACGATTGGAAATCTTTCTGATACCATTCACGAAATGTTTCATATGGATTACCATCTTTACGTTCACCAAGTTCAACAAAAGCAATATGGTCTAGTCGATAGGACTCTTGTGCCTGATAGGTAAACTTACGATATAGATCAAAATAATCTAGTGCAGCAATACCTTGTATATTATATGTTTGGTGATTACGACCCATCTTAAACACTTCTCTAGGTTGAACACTACCCCAAGGAGATAATCGTTTTAGTTCATCTTCACCAAATAAATTTATAATACGATTGCAGATATAGGGAATATCAAAGAACTCTGTATTCCAACCAGTGATAATATCTGGTTGATTATTCTCCCAGAATATTAAAAACTCTTTGAGTAAATGTGTTTCACTCTCACACTCAACATAGGTAACGTCATCACGATCTGTTTCAAATTTACCGATACCAAACACAACAATCTTCTTGTTCTGATGATTCTTGATTGTGATGGACAGCATCTCTTCTTTAGCTTCAGAGGGTGAAGGAAATCCGTTCTCACACTGAACTTCAATATCGATAGTCACCATTAGGATATTGTCTAAGTCCCAATCGATACGACCTTTGTAAGTATCAGCAATATAATTATAGGAAAATTGTGTGTTACCATAAACCAACTCTGGTTGACTCTTATGACTGTCAACCCATTCTTTTGCTTCCTTGATAGAATCAAATTCAGTAGGTAATACGGAAACACCATCAAGTGTTTTGTAACCTGTCTTTTTACCAGGAACAGGAGAATATAGAGTTGGGCGATATTTAATTTTAAAGTTTTGTCGTTCACCATTAATAACAGCTCGAACAAAAAGTTGGTTGCCCCATTGAAGCACATTTGTATAAAAGTTCATTATAAGAGTATATCAGTTTGAGGAAGATTTGTCAAGGGTATATTTGGTGGTAACGATATATTTTCTTTGTGGATTCACCATGACATTTAACATTCTCATTGTTTTTCTATTTAACAAAACATCTGTATTAAAGTTATCTCTATTATCTAAGCCGAATGTAATTTTACCATAAGAGGAACCAGCAAATTTAAATTCCAACTCAACCAAATATCTTTTATCTTCTCCACCCCCTGTTATAGAAACATAGTCTCCAACTAACTTAGTGGTTATAGTTTTTTCACCATGAGTGAATGTAATTTTTTTACCGTTAATATCTATATCTTCTGCATGAAGAACAGAGTATCTAGCATTACCTGTATCAAACTTTGCAATTAAATCACCAAACGGGTTTACTGTAACAATTTCTTCCCAACCACATTGTGTTGGTACTGAATATCTATTATCTGGATTTGCATAGTGATCAATAACCTGCTTGACTATATTTTTTCCAGTTGCTTCTTCAATACCCTCTGTGCCTGGAGAATGATTTACTTCTAGAATATATGGTGGCTCTGTCTTTGGATTTTTTGAAGGGATAAAATCAACGGCAGTCCAAGAACCATCAATTGCTTTTGAAGCTAGAAGACAATGCTCTACTTCTAATTCTGTTAGTTTGTATTCTTTAACCTTTGCTCCCTGAGAAACATTTGATCTAAAGTCACCTTCTACCACATCTCGTTTCATAGAAGCAATAACTTTACCACCCAAAACAAGAACTCGTATATCTCCATCAGTTTCTATATACTCTTGAATCAACAAATCTACATCATCATTTTGACTATAAAGTAGTTGCACTAAAGATTCTATTTGACGTTCTGATTCAATAAAAAGAACACCAACTCCCTTTGAGCCTTCTAGTGTTTTCATAATGATAGGAAACTTAGAATCTAGAGATTCGACTGCTTGTTTCCAAGTTTTCTCATTCGGTATAAGAACAGTCTTAGGTTGATTCAAACCAAAATCTTGTAACTTAACGTATGTCCTATATTTATCAGAAGATACTGATACTGTCTGCCGACTATTAACCATACACACCCCAATTTTCTCAAGGCGAGATAGTAAATCCAAATAACTCTTTTTTAATCGAACAGAACCACGAATAATAGCAACTGTATTTATATTAACTTCAAAGCCTTTTTTATCATCTGAATTTGATATATTGTAAATACCATTATCATAATTAATAATAGCGCCTTCAACTTTCACAACATAAACTTCATGACCAGATTTTTTTGCTTCATCCGTTATTCTCTGAGCGGTATGAAATAATTTACTATTATCTGGTTCAGCAGAGATGACAAGAATACGATATGGTTCTTCTTTTGCCTCTGTGATGTAAGACTTGAATTGCTCCATTAAACTTCTTTCTTCTTACCGATATTATACTTTGTTTCTAGTTGCCATTCATTTTTTTCTTTAAAAGATAAAACTTTAATTTGACTTAATGGAGCTAATGATTCCATAGTTCCTATAACATCTACCAAACCCCATTCTTTCAAAAGATTTGCAATTGTATTTCTACGAGCAATATCATTTTCAGATAAATTTACAACCTTACCATCAAGAGCAAACAACTCTTTAAAATGTGTAATATAATATCTACCTTGCTTATGTAGTATATGGCAAGACTGATACAGTTTTCTATCTTTTCTTGAAGCAACCCCAATTCGTGATAGTGTTTCACGAACCTTTAAAAAATCATCTGGTTCTTTTAAGCTGACTTCTAACATCTTCTCCTGTGTCCAATTAACATCTTCCATTATTTCTTCCACCTTTATTTAATTTTTGTTTTATGGCAGAAATTTGTTCATCAGATAATATTTCAAGAGCGGACTTTGCTTTTTCATTACTATATCCATAATACTCTTTAACATACTCTAAATTATCAACTTTCATCGCCTTCACCCAAGGAGTAAATCTTTTCCTTGGTCTAAGACTATTTATCAAAAAATCAAACTGAAGTTTCTTGTCTAGATGGGGTAATTGGTTAATTTCGTTAACTAATTGAATAGTATCAGGAAAGGGAGCAACACACTTATTAACGATATATGGAGGATATTTCTTCTCCCATTCTTCATCTTCACCATCCATAAGAGGTTCTTTAGTTTCATTAATGGCTTTGAGGTAGTTTTTTAGTTCATACACTAGTCAGCAAACCCTTCGCCCTTACAGAAATGGTTCAAACGATGGCGAAATACTGCCCACCACAATGCAGACCAACTATCTGCTTTATATGTTCCATTCTTTACTTTCAATACATACATTATATATTTCTTCCTATTTTATCTAATAATTAATTTATAGAAGATGTTACCATCAATCAATAATTTTTACTTTAAAGTTTCCAGAAGATAAATTGTCTTTATAAAAATCTAACTTTTCATGATTTCCACCAACAATATTACATTTAAAAACAACACAACTTCTCAAATCATAACAATCTTTTGTAACTGGTTGAGCGCAATGTGGTAAATATGCATCAAAAACAATTAACCGATTACCTTTATAAGAAACAGCTTTATCAACCCTATAATTGCGCTGGGGGACATCCTCATGATATATTGTTGTTCCACCACCCCACTCTGTTTTCCAATCTAAACGAGGATAATAGATCATAGTAAAATCACCATCATCAGTATGAATCTGTGGTTCAATACCATAAGTGTGAGCGTTACAATATATTCTTTTAATTTCTTCTACATTATATTTTTCATCAAACTTATATTTATGTAATGCAGTATTAAATATTTGATGAGCCCATCCAAAATCAGCAACATCACATTCTTCTTTATTATGACCACAAAAAACGTGCCAGTGTTTATTAGGTTTATTTGCATCAGAATGATAATCATATTTCCATGATATTTGTCTGATTTCGTTATCAACCAAAATAGCATTATGTTCTTCTAGTACATTATCATATACATCAATCATTTAAACTTTACCCTACCCATTATCTCTGTCAAACAAGCCATAATATTTATTTCTTGGTCTGCAACAAAAGCTGATTTGTACTGGTACTCACCCAACACCACAACGCAATGGGGAATAGTAGAACCATCCACATACTCATAAAGATTATCGTAGATACTACGAAGAAGATGTACAGGATCGTTATCAAGATTATCGACAACCCATTTACGAACATTAGTGAACTCCTTATTTTTCATGTAATGCATAAGTTCTTTTATATTTACATCACTCAAATTTACTAGTATTCCAGCATCAATTTCACCTGATATTGAATACCTTTGTAATTCATTTAAAGTTCTGCGCCAATCTGGAAAGTATGTATTAATAACTTCTGCAATAACTCTATTTTCATACTTGACTTTTTCTGTATCAAGAATACTTATAACTCTTTTCATAAACTCAGAAGCAAGATTTTGTTTCTCAGATTTAGGAATAGTAAACTCAATTACACTACAACGAGAGTGTAATGGCTCAATCAAACGATTCTTATAATTACAAGTAAGAATAAATCCACAGTTATTATGAAACTCTTCCATGAAACCACGTAAGGCTGGTTGAGTAGATTGTGGATTTAGATAATCTGCTTCATCAAGTATTAGATACTTTCTACCACCTTCAAGTGATACAGTAGAAGCAAAGTTTCTGATCTTGGTTCTAAGAATATCAATACCTGACTCCTCAGAACCGTTGATCATCATGTAGGTAGCACCAATCTGCTCAATCATTGCTTTTGCAATAGTTGTTTTACCTACACCAGGCCTACCTGATAATATCAGGTTGGGTATATTATCACTTTCAACAAACTCTATGAAAGTGTCTTTTAGATTTTTAGGAAGTATGCACGAGCTTACATCCTTGGGACGATATTGTTCGACCCATAAATAACTTTCCATAATATAAGTTCCTAACTTTAAGCGGCATAAGAAGATTCAGGTTCAAGAGCAATAAAATACTCTATTTCAACATTAGAGTTAGTAAACTTACTAATATTTTTTGAGGAAACTTCGACACTATATGAGCCAGGAAGTAGTTTTAAGTTTTCAACTTTAAACCAGAATTTATAATCAATATCACTATCAGGAACATCCAGTTCAGTTGCATAATCATTTGCAGTTGTATTCTTTTTATCAGTAACCCTTAGTTTACCATTTTCTAGAACCATATCAGGAGCTCCAATGACGGATGCAGCTCTTGTAATTTCTGCAAGAGAATCACTAGAAAAATTAAACGTAATCTCAGTTGATGGCATAGTAATATCTTTAGTTGGGGAAGTGACCACAGATGGATCAGAATACCAATACTTTAAAGACTTAGGAGAACCTTCCTCTGTAATTACAACGTAATCATCTTGAAAATCTAAATCTGGCGTTCCAAATAAAGACAGTGCAGATAGAAACTCATTGAGATCATAAATTGCAAATTCTTTTTCAAAAACTTCTTCTACCTTTGCTTTAGAAACAATGTTCTTCATTGCTGACATGGTAGCAATATCACTACCTTCCTTGATTACAAGGTTTTGGTTAATGGTTGAGAAATTCTTCAACACATTGATTGTTTGACTACTTAACTTCATTCACTTTTCTCCATGATTTTGTGATTGTATAAAGCTATAATACCATAGTGGATGACTTTTAGCAAGTCCCTTTTATTATAACCATCTTTTTTTCCATATCGTTGTGCATATTTCATGATGTTACCGATACAGAAACCTTCACCATGTCCACCGTCAATAATAAACTCTGTAGCTTGAAACTGGTTCGTACTATAGTGTTCATCATAAGTTGAGTCGATGTATTCTTTCAATTCAGACAAAGCTTTGTCTTCATCATATTTGTAATTAACTTTTGAGATTATTTTTTTCCTCTAGAAATTGTAATGCAGCTGGAACATCTAAATAATTAAACCACCCAGTAGCAATTGTTTTAGATTGAGTTGTAGATACTACACCTCTATGTGTATGAGTAAAATCAGTAGGCCATATTACAGTCATTCCTTTTTTTGGTTGTAACTTTAAACATTGATACTTCCATTCAGTTTCACCACCATCAGTAACGTCATTAAGATAAGTCATAAAAACTAAAGCTCTTTGGTTTGTTTGATTCATACCTCTTTCGCAATGCCAATTAAAATATCCTTCATTTGGTTCATAGTGTTGAATATTAAATGCTTCACTAAAACCTACTGGAAAAGAAAATTCATCATATATTTCTTTATAACTTCCCAATGCATCTGTTAAAAAACGATAATATTTTTGAATAGTTTCATCATTTGTGTTTGGATAAACTGTAACATCTGTTGACGTTTTATCTCCACCATCAGAATGTCCTTTTTGTTTATACTCACTATTCTTACCATAATAATTAATTAAATCATCGCATAACGAGACATCATTCATCATAACAGCATGAATAAAGTTAGGATTAGGTTTCATCTAATTTAACCTTAATATAAGATCCACCGACATTGATAGCTATTGGAATAGACTTATCTTGATCATCTGGAATATTAGAAATAAAACTATCAAATTCATTTGGGCTCATAATACTTTGTAGTTCTTGTTGTGATTGAATTACATCCCAATTCATTGCAATAGACCGTCTTTCTCCTGCTCCAGAAAATGGCATTACTTGATGATGTAACCATTTTGGGAAAATATACAAAGTTCCAACTTCTGGTTGAACATATTCTTCGGCACCAAGTTTCAAATTATATAAATCTGTTTTTGATCCTAATCCCCAACACATATGAGTCCATCCATCATATTGACCATCTGATTCACCAAAATTAACTCTATGTTTTCCTTTATCTAGTCTACGTGCTTCCATTTCTTCTGGCATCTTTAACCACATAAAACCAGAAAGTCCTGTAGCAGTATTTGTACTATGCTCGTGTAGTGGATTATAGTCTCCAGCATATGCATGATTAGTCCAACAAGTATAACAATCTGCATATGAGTTTTTCCCATATCCTTTATTTAAATAAGTTGTTCCAACTGAATTTAAAACTGATCTTAATTGTATTCCTACAGAAGTAGTCAAATTAAAATCTAGTTGTGCAGAATCTTTATGTTGTCTGAGTTGGCCAACAAGCTGTTTATCTTTATTTGATGATCTACTTCTTGATATTGTTTCAACTTCTTCATTTAAAATATCAACGACTGTTTGACCAAATTTAATTTTTGCAACATGATGATGAATAGCAGGAATAATTTCCATTTCCATTTGACCAGGCTGATCTGCACCAAGTAAGTCCAATACTGTTTTTTCTTCGCTCATAATATCTCCTTATCTTATTATCATAATAAAGGAAAAGGGACTAAATGTAAAGTCCCTTTTCCCATTTATTACAAATTTATTTTATACTAAGTAATCGAGGTTTCTTTTCCTCTGGAACAATACGCTCAAGATTAATAATAAGCATACCATTTTCAAGAGAAGCTTCATTTACAACTAGATCATCTGCTAGAGTAAATTTTCGATTAAACTTACGATAGGAAATACCACGATGAATCGTGTCTTCATTATCTTCTTCATTCTCTTTTATAGAACGAATAGTAAGTGTATTGTCTGCAACTTCAATTTCAATATCCTTTTTAGAGAAACCCGCCAAGGCCATTTCAATGACATAAGTGTAGTCACCCCCTTTAGATATGTTATATGGCGGGAACCCTGTAGATGTTACATTGTTTGAAACATAGTTGTTTAGATGATCAAACATCTTATCGTAACCTACAGCATAAGGTGTTAGTTGATTAAAATTGTCGAACAGACTTAGTGTTTTATTTGTAACCATTAGTTATCTCCTTTTAAGCAAGATTTGTGGTAGAACCCTATAAGGCATCCTACAGTTAAGTGATGGTTTTTTAAATTTACAGTAAAAACCATCAAAAACTCTGTATCTCAAGGACTTATGAATTGCCTTGTAGTATTATATATAAGAGTTTTAACATATAAAATCAAAGTTTTTTAGTATTTTTCTTCAAGTGTTAGACCTGATTCTATTATTTGATCTCCAACATCTTCACCAGTAACCGATACACCAGCATCAATTTTAGTATATAGATCAATGAAAGAATCTTTTGTATCGTTATCAAAACGTGCAACACACATTTCAATAGCAGTCATCTTATCTTTAAAGATAGTGAAGGCCTTTACAATGTGATCTAGACGGCGAGTAGAAATGATCTCATCTACACCACCATCATAGAAAGTCTTACGAATAACCTCAGCCCACATTACAAGGTTGTCAGCAAATACCTTATCAACCTTACCATACTTCTTCATAGAACCAACAACGATTTTCTTCTCAATCGCAGCAGAAGGATATGGTTGTTCAATCGTAATTGCGAACCTCTCAAGAAATGCTTCGTTCAAAATGTTGGTTCCGATAAAGCGTCCATCTTCAGAACCTTTACCTTTGGTGTTGGCAGTTGCCATCACATTGAAACCATCTTTAGGAGTAATCCACTTGTTTACTTTTTTAAGGAACACGCCCTTACCCTCAAGGACAGGCTGTAGAGCAAGTAACTTATTAGAACCTAGATCACACTCATCAAGCAACAACGTGCAACCACGTTCCATTGCTTCGATCACAGG